GCATTAACAGCGGCACGATTTTTGAGGAAGTCTAGGTTACCCATGCAACACTGGCCACAAGCAGTGGTGTAAGAGTCACCACATCCAACTGGTGTTCCAGTGTGGTAATCGTATACCTGCTGTTTGGTGTAGTATTCAAGAGGCCTTAGGGACATGCGATCATGGCCATTAAGTTTGAGCTGGTAAGTGGCATTGAAACCAGGGGTTTCGCAGTCAGCATAGAAGTCGGGCATAAGGTAATCAGCAGAGGCACCCGGTAGGATACCAAATAGACCAGTTACCGAACTTTGCCCACCAGTCCAGATTAACTCTTTGACGGGGTGGTTGAAGTTTAGGTCAAGTGAGCCACCATTGCTACGGAAGTTCTGGTGCTGAATCTGTTCAATTAGGTATTCGTGGCTGACCTGGGCAAAACGGCGACGCTCGTCGGTGTCAAGGTAAATGTAATCAGCGAATAGAGAGTTATCCTGAATGCAAGCAGATGGCTGGCAGTTGGACCCGTTATACTGGGGTCCACAGACAAAGTCGGTGTTAATCTGTAGGATGATGCGGACTTCGTGATACTGAAGGGCAATTAGAGGTAGAGCAAGACCGGGGTTACGACAGAACCAGAACTGAAGAGGAACATATGCGTCGTATTTAGTGAAACGGGCTTGTTGCGCAAGAATTAAGCCAGGACCTTCACCAACGGTTTTTCCATCGGCACGGGCTCCCCAGGCGACAGCTTCACTTACGGAGTGTTTTCCCATCTGCGAAGAAAGGACAACACATCCACCACCACGGGCCATATTCTGGAACTTAGTTCCACTGTTGTCACCGACAACACCTAGGACAGCAGCACTGTTTTCCTGGGTAAGCTGGGCCCAAACTTCCATCCAAGCACCGGTCTGGTGGTCAATTCTCTGGCCACCAATTTCAACTTCAACATGTCTGATAACTAAATGACCCGGATTGTAGACAACGGGACCATAGTCCGAGTTGCAGCATCCATTGCTTTTAGAAGAGCCACACCCACCATCACCACCATCAAAGGAAGCGTTGGCAACCTTCGGGGGGGGAGTGCATACGGTGACAGTCTGTTGTAGGTATAGTCTGTATACTAAATCACCATTGCGAGAAATAGTGGCAGTGGCGCGACCGGTGGTCGGGTCACCGTTCCAGGTCTGTTCAATTGACTCCATGGAAAAGTTAGTGTGTCTGCGGTAGACAACTTTGAAGAAAGTAATTTGGGGATTACCGGTTAGGTAAATATCCTGTGCGCCATAAGCTACAAGTTGCATTAATCCTCCTCCCATATTTTTTATACTATACCTTAGAAAAAAATTTTGAGTAAAATAAACTTATTGAAATAAACTATTAAATAATATTACAACAATAATACTTTCAGTAAATGTTATCGTCTTGAAATCTTGATTATCATCACCATTTACATTATACATTAATAGCGGGAAAATTTTATTATATGACCATTGAACTAAAACAACTTTTATGATTAATACCAATAAAAGCATTATTACTAAAAAAAAAACATTTGTTCCCTTCATATCCGTTTTACTTATAGTTCCACCAATCAGATTTGTTAACATTATAATTAATATTATATTTTATTTTTAAAAATTTCATTTGTTTTATCTAAATATTTAGTATTCAAATCTAATACTTGTTTAACTGGATTCATAATTTGATTACTAATATAATACTTATAATCAATCTTAATATTATTTTCCTTGATATATTCGGGATTTTCAATTCTATCTCCCGGAATTATTTTCTTTTTCTTAAATTTCAGTTTTCCTTGTTTTTTCACTTTTTTATATTTAGGTTCTCCAGCACGCTTACCAGTTTTATAAAAACCAATTTGTTCTTCTACAATAATTGTTTCAAATCCATTTGGTTCAACTTCAATAATTTCTTTATACATAAATGGAATTCTATCATTTGCTTTGGGTCTGCTACCAGGATCTCTTTCACCAATTCTATCAGCTAATACTTTATGTGAAATACTTTTTGGATTTTTATAATATGAATTTAATGTTTTACTTATAATGAAATAATTTTCGTGAAATTTACCATTTATAATATCAATTAATGTTTTCTCTAACCATTCTAATGCACCTTCAAAATCTTTATCAACCATAATCTTTTCAATAATATTACCAAAAACATATTTAACAATTGGGGAATTATCTCGCCGTTTCATTACAATTCCCATTGATGTTCTTTTAAATTTCTTATTATCAACATCTGATTCCCATTCATATTTATCACCAATATATCTTTTCTTAGATATCAAAATGAATGGATAAAATGTCTTTTCATATTCTAAATTCTGTGGTTTTCTTAATCTAGCATCTACAAATTCACCAGCAGCAATACCACATCTAATACAATGTTTCAATAAATTATCACCACTTAATATATCCCCATTTAAATCTTTTTTAGAAAATTTAATAAATACAGAATCTGTATCACCATATACAATAGTTGGTTCTTCATATCCTTCATGTTTTGCCCAATCTTTAACACCATTATCTGCATCATCAATTCTCTGTCTCCCAATGCTTGTAGTACAAGCAGCAATTTTCTTCATATATATACTACTAGTGCGAGCACCTAATTGACCATAAACTGAGTTAGCTGTAACTTTATATGCTAATTGAAGACCATCTAATACTTTCTTTTTTTGTTCAGTTGTTCCTGCTTCTTTCATTCTTTTTCTTGTAGATTTTCTAGCATCTAATACACTTTGTAATACAGATGGGATAATACCCTGAGATGAAGGAATAATATTTCCATTTTCATCTTTTTTATTTTTAATAAAATGACATGTAATTTGTTCACCTGTTTTTTCTTTTTTAACACTTAGTCCTGATTTAATAATAGTGTAATCATCATAACTAATTTCTTCAATCATTTCATCATATTTACTTTTAAATTCAAGTTTATTTTCCGGTTCTTGTTCTTTTAGCATATTCATATATTTTTCATCTGTTATATATTTGTCTTGTGAACAATTATTTTCAATAATACTTGATGGATATAATGATGCATAATCTAATACTACGATTGGATCTGTTTCATAAATTCCTGTGATAGGGTCTAATACAACAGCACCTTCAAAACCACTATTATCATGCGAGAAATTTTTTAATGTTGGCATTCTTGTATTTTTAATAGAACATTCTTTAGAAACAATTGATGTAACTTTAACACCCTGACCCCTTAGGAAAATATACGAAAATGGAACATAACATACATTTGACATACCAATATTATTAGGAATAAAATCTAATAAATTAACTAAATTTATACATAATTCACAATCCTGAATACAATATTTAGCTACTTTAGCTCTACCCTTAGATCCACCATTTTTATGTAAATTAAATATTTCTTTTGGCGATACATCGTCTTTATTCATACACCATTCAATTTTTGTATAGTTATATTTTTTAATTTCTTTTTTAATATTCAATTCTAATGGTATAATTAATTTAATATGATTATCATATATGTTTTTAATCATAAATTTCTTTTTATTAAATAATAATGTTTCACCAATATTACTATGAATATTAATAGTAATATAATCTCCATTTTTTAAATGACCAATATTATTTGTTTTAAACAACCAATATTTAATATCTTCATAATTCCAAATATTAATTAATTCATCTTTGATATTAGCTTTATCTGATTTTAATACATTACCCCTCATAAAATGTGATGCAACATTATCAAGTTTATAAGAATCTAAGTTATGATTGTTTTTGATTTCACTTTGAACATCGAAAATTACTCTTCCATCCATTGATATATAATTTAATTCGTTTTCTCCTTGACCACTTCCAAAAATCTTTTGAAGTTTACATTGTTTAAAATAATGATTATCTATATCATCGCAATCTGAATTTAATTTACCTAAATTATAAAATTCATTTTTAATCTTAAATTTCTCTACTCTCTTAATAATATAATTAAAATCAAATCCAAAAATATTGTATCCTGTAATTAAATCTGGATCAACCCGATTTATCATATCTTTCCATTTAAGTAATAATTCTTTTTCATTTTCACACCTCTCTACGATAATATTATCTATATCATCGCATATTTCTTCATCTATACATTCATCTGGTTTGATAATTTGTATATATCTTTCATATGTTTTTTTATTGGTATTATAAAATACAGTTCCTATTTGAATAATTGGGTCTCCAGCTACAATGATCTTATAACCATTTTTATTTTTTAATTCTTTATTTAAAATATTTTTAATATAACTAATCATATCATTTCTATCATTTTTTAACCCATCTATAATTGATTTTTCAATATTATCCATTATTAATTCTTTAAATATTGTTAGATTTTCTATACTTTTTTCACTTGGATTTCCATTCTCTGTTTTAATATAATTTACATTTGATCCATATTCTCCAATTGAGTTATCCCCACTAAATGCAGTTTTAATTACTTCTTTGATATAATTAATTCGTTGATTTATATCAATATCAAAATCTTTGAAATAATTATTATAACACAATGTATATGTATCATATATATCAACAGCTAATTGTTTAAAATCTTTAAAAGCAAGAGGGAAATCACCTGTTAAACTATCACATCCAATATCAAAAGATGCAATTAATAAATCACATATTTCATCTTTTTCCAAATATGAAATATTTTTTTG